AAAAGCTACTAAAGGAACTCCTTTACCAACTTATGAAGATGTTGTACGAACTGACATTTTTGGGGTTTAAAAATGCAATTTGAAAAAATATTAAATATATTACAAGCTTTAGAAGAAGAAGAACGCGAATTAAATAAGCGATTAAGGGAAGTTGAAACAAACTGTAGACAAATAACGAATCAACTTACTCAATTGGAAATTAATAGGGTATTTTACATTTCGCAACTCTTGCATACTGAAGAAGTGAAGAAGATTTTAGGAAAAAGGGAGAAAGAAAAACAATGATACAAGCACAAGATATCATTGCATTGCGTGGATGCTTCCATATCCAAGTTAAGGATACGGAAGGTAATGTCGTGGAAGATTTAGGAGTACAAAATACTGTAGTGACTGCTGGTCGAAGATGGGTACTTCAGCAAATTAACTCAGTAGATCATGCTACTGCCCAAGCACTTACACATTTGGCAGTTGGTACATCTACAACCGCGCCAGCAACAAGTGATACGGCACTAGGTAATGAAAATTCTCGAATTGCCATTAACAGTTTTGTAACTTCAAATTTGACAAGTAATCCGCCAAGTTGGCAAGCACTTGCTAGTTGGAATACGAATCAAGCAAATACAACGCTTGGCGAGGTTGGAATGTTTAATAGCAACTCTGGCGGAACTATGCTTGCCCGTGCCACATTTAGCACTGTAAACAAAACTACAAGCAACACTCTTAGCATCACCTATACAATCTCAGCTTGAAAAGGATTTACATGCCTGGATTAATGATTGGTATTCCAACTCTTGAATCTCGCCCAATTCATATTGATTGGGCATTTGCATTTAAAGGAATTAATCCTCCTTTGAATTACAATACTATTTTCTCATGCATCAAAAATCAACCCGTAGCAATCGCACGTAATTTAATTGCGGAAGAAGCAGTTAGACAAAATTGTAAATACCTCTTTTTTCTAGGTGATGATACAATTCCGCCTCCACATGCATTACGGCAGCTTATTTTCCGCATGGAAAATACTGCTGATTTAGCAATGTGCGGCGGAATTTATTGCTCAAAAACGAACCCGCCTACTCCATTAGTTTTCCGCGGAAATGGAGAGGGAAGTTTTTGGGACTGGAAAATGGGTGAGTTTTTTGAAGTAACTGGTATTGGGATGGATTGTACGATTATTCGAGTATCAGCACTTCAAAAATTAGTGAAACCTTGGTTCCTAACTATAGACACTGATAAACACTTAGATGGTATAAACAATGCTGAAATGTGGACAGAGGATCTTTATTTTTGCAAGCGGGTTACTGATGCAGGAATGAAAATTTATGCAGACGCTATGGTCCTATGCGATCATATTGACGTATTTAAGAATATAACTTATAGACTCCCTGCATACAGTTTGCCTACACGAATGCCTATTGCGAATGGAAAGAAAATAGTAGATTTAGGTTGCGGACTCCAAAAGAGAGATTTTGGAGAAGAAGGAACAGCAATTACAGTAGATATTTGCGAAGATTACATGCCAGATTATCGCTGTGATGTTCGTCAACTTCCGTTTGGTAATTCAACATTTGATGTTGCTTTTTCTTCGCACGTCTTAGAGCATATTCCTCGTTCTGATGTGAATGAAACACTTAAAGAATGGGTGAGGATTCTAAAACCTGATGGTGAGTTACGTCTTATTTTACCTAATATAGCTTGGGCGGCCAAAAAGGTATTAGAAAATACGATTGACCATCACACATTAAACGTACTTTATGGCGGTCAAAGTAATCCTTATGATTACCACTATAATGGATTTACAAAGGCGAGACTGGAAGAGCTATTAACCCCTTTGAATTTTGAACTTGTTTCATATGAAGAACAAGGCTATAATATGCTCGTTACAGCGAAAAAGGGTGTTAGAGAACTTTAATGGCCAGTTTATTAGCAACAGCAACAGGAAATTTCACGGCTATAAGTTCGTGGGGAGTAGTTGATTCTACTTCTGAATTAGATAGTGAAGCTTCGACTACTATAATAAGCACAACTAATTTAGATAGCTCAACTTTTACGCCGGGAGAGATTACTGTTGATGGAGTTGCAATTAAAATCTCAGGGCGAGCAACTACGCCTTCTGGAACATTTACAGCTACGTTAAGGAATAGTACTGATTCAATTGATATTGCATCAGTAACAATAAATGTTAGTGATTTACCTACTTCTGCGCTTGGGTGGTTTTTCTTTAAGTTTAGTAGCTCATATACTTTACTTGCTGCGACGAATTACTTAATTCGTTTAGTTTGCTCAGCTACAGGAAATCAAGTAACTGTATATCGAAATGCTACATCTAATAATCATTCCCGGAAACTAAGAACAACAACAACAGCAGCTCCTGGAAGCGGAGATCATTTAGTTATTTGTAATGAGTTGACTGGCGCTGGAACGTCAAATGCAATTACAATAACTATGGAAAATACAGCAACAACTAGTTTCGGACCTACCGTTTCAGGTGGTCCGCCACAGGGAATTGTTGTTTCTGGATTTGGTACACTCACCTGGGCTACAAGTGGCAGTACAAATTATTATTTAAAATGGAAAGGAGTATTTTTAATCTCTGGTGGAGGAACAGTAAATATAGGAACTAGTGGAACGCCTATTCCAGCAACATCTACTGCGGTTCTTGAAATGGACTGTGTTGCTAATGTAGATTCTGGGATTCATGTTTTTGTGGGTGGTACTTTAAATGCTTATGGAGTTGCACCAACTACTAGACATACGCTTATGACTGCTGATGCTGCGGCTACTGACACAATAATTCAAGTAAGTAGCACTACTGGGTGGGCAGCTGGTGATGAATTAGCATTTGCTGCAACATCCGCAACTGCAACACAAATAGAGAAGAGAACAATTTCAACAGTAGATAGCTCTGTGCAGGTTACACTTACTTCAGGTTTATCTTTTGCACATTTAGGCACAGCGGCTGACGTTAAATGTGAAGTCGGGCATTTAACTCGTAATGTTAAATTTAGAGGACTTTCTACAAGTTTACAAGGTTACTTGCAGTTGAACGGACAGACAGCCGTAAGTACACTGGTAAGTGTTGAAATTTCTGCGTTTGGATCAGGAAGTGATCCTAAACGCGGAATACAAATTATTAATGGTGTTACACTTACAATGACTTCTTGTACTTTTCATGATTGTAGTACAGGCGGAAGTTGGGCATTGTGGAACTCCTCAGGTTCAGTTTCAACATTAACTATTAGCTTTTTTGTTGTTTACAGTGTAAATACTTTCTTCACGCTGCAAGTAAATAATTTTGGTAGCCTTACTGATTCTTTATTTATTGGCTATATAAATATGTCGGAAATACGTTGCACAGGTGCTGAAACATTTAAGAATAATACTTTAACTTCACCTGTTTCAGGTTTTGTGAGTATTCTTCTATTAGGTCCTAGTTCTACTTCTACATCTGTTACTTTTGAAAGAGCTAATTGGAGTGGAAATGTTCTTCATCATTGTGCATCTTCAAATATACTAGTGATTGCTTCTGCATTAAGGTATTCGGGAACTCTGTTAAATTGGAAAATTTGGTCTGCTAGTATAGGTGTTGCAGGAATTGTTCTAAACACAACTACTTTTTTTCAAAATTTTATAATGGAAGGGCTGAATATATTTGGTACGGGTAGTGTAGGTTTTAACTTTAACAATCCCTGTGGAGGGAAAGTAACTTTTAAAGACTGCTCATTCTCTAACTCTTCAGTAGGAATTAGCACAGGAACAGGTGCTGGAATACAATTTATCGAAAGAATGTATTTATATGTAATTCTAGATACTTGCACATTCGGGGTTGTTACAGGAATACATACTGCGCACGCTACATCAGATTTGATTTTTAACCATACTGGCGTAGATGTAACTGTTCTCGCTCTAAATACTAGGCTTGCCTCTACAACTCCGCATACTACATTATCTTCATCAGTTTGCAGTTTAGCTACCTCAGTTCGTTCTCAAAAATGGCTACAGACTGCAAATGATCATCGCGCTGCTTTTGTATTCGGACGATCTACATTAGATACTAATATTTACAGAGCATCTTCACCTTCGCTTAGATTAGTTCCTAATAATGCATCAAATAAATTTGGCTCTGCAATTGTTAAACAGTTAACAATAGATTCGGGATCTACACCGATACTTTCTGTATGGGCTAGAAAATCAAGTAGTGGAGACGCAACATATCAAAGTATTACTCCCGCAAATTACAACGGTAATCATCCTAGATTAATTTTAAAGCAGAATATACCATTAGGAATTACAGCAGATACTGTGCTTGCTACAATGACAGCCGCAGTAGGTAATTGGGAAGAATTATCAGCCACGTTACCTGCCCCTTCAGATCACGGAATATATGAAGTATACGTAGATTGTGATGGTACAGCAGGCTGGGTTAATATTGACGATTGGTTGGTGACTTAATTGTGGCTCAAAAATACTGGTTTGATGGCATTGCGGCCATTAATCTATTAGGAGATTCAACACAAAAATATTGGTTAAACGGGCTTCCGGGATTATCTGTTGGCATATCTAGTGTAGGGCCAGCTCATATCACTTTAACATTTGAAGATGCCATTGAGTTAACTGATGCGATTTTATTAAATATTGGGCTTACTGCTGTTTTTAGTGATACTTTAGAATTAGTAGATGCAGTACAAGTAGACTTTTTAGTCTTTATTCTTAATATTCCTCTTCAATTTTTGGATCGCTTAGAAATAGGAGAAGCAGAATTAAATGTTGTTCCAGGTGGGCAGGTTGATCATGCGTTTCAGTTTAGCGACAAATTTTATTTTCAAGATGATATTAATGCAGCCGAACCGAGAACTAATGCACCAGAAGACAGCCTTAGTTTAAGTGACGCTATTAATGTTCGCTTAGACTCAGTAGTTGAAGCAGCAGATACTCTATTCTATAATTGGGGAGATGAAGCAAGAGTGGTATTAGGACAAGAAATAGCCGTTTCAGATAGTTTAACGTTATCTGATGCTATTAGCGTTCAATTAACTATTGTTGCTATTGTAATTTCTGTTTCTGATTCTTTATCTTTAAGTGATGTTGTAACGGTTCGCTTAGTATTATTAAAAGCAATAAACGATAATATTACATTATCTGATGCTGTTGTAGTTAGAATAGACGGAGCAATTGCTGTTGCGGATAGTCTTAGCTTATCTGATGCACTACAAGTCTTATTTACAGAAGGACGTTCCGATATTGCAGATTTGCTTAATCTGAGTGACTCAGTTAATGTTTCGTTAAGTGCTCAACTTAATGTTGCTGTTTCAGACAGTATGAGTTTTTCTGACAGTGCTACAACGAGACTAAAAGGAACTGATTTAAGTTATTTACGTCGTTATTTAAATGATGTGCCAAGATGACTAGAAACGAAATTCGCGAACAGTTAAGTCGTTCTTTAGAAGATCAAGGATTAATTCATTTTACAAATGATGATTTAAATGATTCTCTTCAAGATGGTTATGATTTGATTGCTCTTTCTTCTTTATGCGTAGAGAGAATTACTTCTCTTACTTTTGTTGCAAATCGAGTATATTATGATTTTGCAACTTTAATTTCAAATTTTTATAGTCTTACAGCAATTTTTAATACTCGCACGAATAGATGGATCGAAATTAAACCATATGGATGGTTAGCTACCTGTGGAGATAATTGGGAAACTTTACATGGAGAAACCCAATTTGCTGCTCCAGTTGGAATTTCAACAATTGCATTTCATCCGACAATTCAAGAGAGCGCAGGCGAATTTGTTGTGCTGTATAAAGCACAAGCTCCTATTTTAGGAGATACATCACAACCTGAATTTCATCCGGAAAAACACTCGATTCTATTAGACTATAGTTTTGCTGATCTAATGCATCAAAATTTGGAATATGCAAAAGCAAATTTAAAGTTTGCAAAGTTCTTGGCTGAATTGAATACTGTTAAACAATTTATTATGCTTAAGGATCAGCCAGCTAGAAGATTTGCTTTGTTATGCCAATATTTGACGACTCCTACCTCCAGTCTTTAATTGATGAAGGTGAGATAGAGATATCTCGCCAGATTCGGTTAATCCATAATCGTATTGCTATTGCTACTACTGCTGGCAATAGCATATATTCTCTTCCAACAAATTTAATAGGGATTAGACGGGTTACTTGGAAAGGTAATGAATTACCAGCACTTTCTGTCATAGAAATGAATACAAGTGATTATTTTCGACCTCAAAATCTGATGAATCAGACAGTACCTAAGTGGTTCAATCCGCTTAATAATAATTATGAGAAGATTCAAATTCTGCCCGTTCCAAATGAATCATTAGTTGATACTGGAGACTTAAATGATTCTGAAATAATTAAAGAGAGGTTTATTATAACTGGAATTTTCTTAGCTATTCCAACAGGGACTACTTATAGGCTTCCTGAGTTTATGCGTAGAAATGTAATTAAATTCTATGCAATGCGAGAAGCCTACTTACGAGAAGGAAAAGGTCAAAATTTAACTGCTTCCGAATATTTTGGGAATATGTATAGCACCTTTTTAGGGATATACAAAGAAATAATGGAAGCTATTCCGCGCGCTGTCAGATATTCACTAGAACCAAATCAGCATAGAAAAATAGCACGTCCGCAATTACCGACAACAGGAAAATGGTCATTTTAAATGGCGCACTTAACTAGAGAAAGATGGCCAAACGGATGGATTCCGTCTGATGATGACCTTAATGGTCGCAAAGATGGGCTATTACGAATGGATAATTGTTATCTGGATGAAAATGGAGTAGTTTCACTTGTTCCAGGTACTCAAATAATTAATGGCCCCTTTCCGGGGATTGTACACACTATTTATTCTCGTGTATTTGGCTCACAACAACAGTATTTTCTTGGATTAAGTAATGGTGCTATTTATAGCGGAGGAGGACATGAAATTATTGGAGCAGGTCATCCCTCTAGTGCTAGTTTTAGCACTGCTTTTGGCTTTGTATTTATGGCTACAGGGACCAAAAAAGGTAGATGGGATGGGACTAGATTATACGAGCTTGGGTTATCAAAATCTGGAATCGTAAATGCAGTAAATGCTACAGGCCCAGTTGTAACTGTTTTACCTAGTTGGGCAGGAGCTATTGCGGATACTGGAACTATTGAAACTCCAGGAGATAATGTTGAGGTTTTAGCCGAAGAAAATCTAGGTGCAGTTAGAGTAGCTCGCGGAGCTGATTTAACTGCATTTGACGATGGTGGATTTGGAACAGATGAGGATAGATTTCATTTTCCAATTCGTATTGAAAATACAGATAAACTTGTTAGTGTTCGCGTGGCTATTCTCTTAGAATTTGCTGAGGGAGCTAGTGATTATTATTTCTTTGAATGGAACAATAATTCTATTCCCTCACCATTCACACAAGGTTTAAATGCATGGACTTCGCTCGAATGTAAGCGATCTGAATTTGAACGAGTTGGTAGCAATACTGATTTAGATTGGAAAAGTGTTGCAGGAATTCGTGTCGAAGTTCGTTTTACTGAAAACTTACATTTCTTAGCTACTCCAATGTATTTCTTTGGCAGTAGTAAGGGACCACTAAATGGTAGTTACGAATATATGCAAGTAAATGTTCGTAATACTGGTACATATCAAGTTAAAAGTGAGGCAGGTGAGCCATCTCAAATAGTTTTTCCAATTAACGGACGTGTTGAAATTACACCTTCAGCAGCTTCAGAAAGTGATGTCAATGAAATTTGGATATTTCGTAGGAGTGCAGACCCTTCAAAAGACGTAACTGATATCGGGGCACCACGAAAATTAGAACAATGGTATCGAGTTAAAATTTTAGAATCCGCAACACAATTTGAAGATGAGCTAAGTGATGAGCTTGCATTGCGCGAGGGAACTACACATGATGAACGAAATCTTTCAATTCTAGACTTTCAAGATGAAATCTTTGGCCTAACAGATTATGTATTTGGGCGAATTTGCTATCTAACAGTAGATCAAATTATAATTTCAGCTTTTAATGATCCAGAAAGCTATAATCCTTTTCACACAGTTAAACTTAGCGGTACTAATTTAGAGAAAAATCTTTGGATTGCAAAAGTAGGTGAAGGACGACTATTAATTGGCACGACAAAAGATATCTATGAGCTAACAGGCACATTCCGTGACTTACCTGATGGGACTTTAGATATTAACATTATTGGCTTAGGAGTAGAATATGCCCCAATTACAGTTGATTTCGCCGTTGATCGCGGGGCAGTTTATTACTTTGCTTCAGATGGATGGCGAAGAATTTCAGGTGCTAATAGTGAACTTCTACTGGGCGATTTGGATTTGCTATTCAAGGGAAAGAATCGATTTGGCATTCCTCCAGTAGCAATATATCCGAATGCACAGGCACGCTATGCTGTTACGATTTATAAAGATCAATTGTGGGCAGTTCTAAACTTTCAAGACGGCTCTAGACATGTTGTAATTTACGATTTTGTTCGTAAATATTGGCATTTGAGATATTTGGAGGCTATTTCTCTTCATGTTACTGAAGCAGGTGAATTAGTAGGTGGATTTGGTGGTGCGAGTGGCAATTATCTAAGAAAACTAGATACTGGAACTAGTTTTGATAGCAACATGCCTGTTACAAATGTTGTTATACAAACTGGTTATGACAACGATAGCTTGCCTAGAAATCGCAAAGATACCTTTTCTCTACGTATTAAATTCGTAAATTCAGGAACTGTTGAAGTCTATATAGGTAAGGATCGTGAGGGATTTACTAAGCTTGGTGACTTTGCAAGCGGTGAATACGTTCTTAAACTAGATGATTATACACTTGGAAAAGCGTATGCTGTTCAAATAATCGGTCGGAATCTAACTGAATTCAAATGGTATGGCTTTTCAATTGAATACGATCCTAGACCAGAACAAGTATCTTATCTAAGAATTCCAAATAGTAATCTTGGAACACTTGCTCGCAAGCGATTCACAAGCTATCCGTTTGTAGTTGATACTTTAGGTGGAGATGTTACTTTTACTCCATATATTGATAACAGTGCTAAAGCTCCAAGTACAATAAATAATGCAGTTAAACTAACACATTCACATTTCTTTACTGAAGAAACTGTAGGTGTTGATATTGGCGGAATACTTGAAGCTCCTGAAAACCAGCCTTTTGAATTTTATGGACCGAATTTAGAGGATGCAATAAGTGAAAAGCTACCTGCACCTACTTGTTTTTTAGTTATTCCGCAAGATGATTACGGTAATCCAAATCGAAAAAGGCATAGTAGTTACAAATTCAAAATTAATACTCGTGGACAGTTAGTTCGATTTACGCCTAAAATTGACGGTGTAACTTACGCTCCGCTCGATTTTAGTACAAGCGAGAAACGAACTGTAGAATACTTCTTTATTGTGGATACAATTGGGATAGATATTGGTGGAACATTACAATCTTTGACTTCCGATCCTTGCGTACCTTTTGAATATTACGGAACTATTGTCCCTCAGCATATTGAAGTTTTACCGCCTAGACTTAAGCAATTTTATGCCCCTGAGACTAATTTTGGAATTGCTGCTAAGAAACGTGTACGAACGCTCCCAATGCAGATCAATACTAATGGATTTGATGTTACATTCACACCTAGAATAGATGGAGTAGTCGTAACAGCAAGTACACTTAATACTGCGAGAAGGCAAACAACATTTCATTATTTCAATACCGATATATTTGCAATAGATTTTGCAGGTGAATTCCTAGGTAATGATCCTTTTGAATTTTACGGCTTTGAGAAACCTGAAGAAGTTGAAATAATTCCAGTTGGAAAGTTATTTGACCAATTAGGCCCAATTGAAATACCTAGAGTAGGTAAACTACTTGCTGTAAGATTGCGTGTTATTTCTGGAGTAAGTACAATTCCATTACGTATTTTCACAGAGGATGAAAATGTTTATGAAGTTAATTTCCCTACTGTGATTGTAAATCGAGATGTTGTAACTGAAATAGTGCAATTTCCTAAGACTGTTACAGGAACAATCTTTAGATTCGAGTTAGGACCAGTAGCTTTTCCAATACATCGCTATTCCATGGATGTTAGATTTAATGCTTCTGGAATGGACAAGAAGTGGATTAAAATAAAGTGATTCGTAAAATTACATCTTTTGAGGATGCCACTGTTGCAATTAAACAGTTAGCTGCTAGACTAGATACGCTTTCGTCTTTAAATATAGACATGCGGGGGAGAAGAGTAATAAATGCAAGTCCAAGTCAAGATCAAGATGATTATGTAATCAGAAGAGAATTAAAAGCTTTTGAACAGGGAATACAAGCTATTTCTAGGGGACAAGCTGTATCAAGTAGTGTTGACTTCGACGACTGTGTTTTTGGAATTGCTATTAATTCAGATTTAATAGAAGAAGAGGATATTACTCCTCATCATATTGTAGCAGTTAATAGCAGAATTACAGAAATCTTTTATCAAGCTGAACAGCCTCCAGTAGGGAGTGCTGCGAAAGTAGAAGTTTGGAAGAATTTAGGTGCAGAAGATGAAACAGAGGAATTAATAGCTACAATAACATTTAATGCAAATGATTTTGCAGTTAAACTTCTGGATGAAGAAAACGAAACAGAGATTGTCGCTAGGGATCTGCTAAAGAAGGATTTCTTAACTTGTAATGTAACACAAATTGGAACAGCAATTCCAGGTGCGAGTCTTGTTATTAAAATTCGCTACAAGAAAATATGATTGTCCCTAAATCCAAAATTATTGCCCGCTCGCCTTTGCGGAAAATAGCATTGGTGAATGGTCGTGATTTTGCAAGTTTAAAGCTGGATGTTGAGAAAATTCTTAGGCAATGCCGATGGACAAGAGTTGGAGATAAATGGATTAGCCGCTCTCATCATACTTATGAGTTTCTAGATACTTCTGAGTACCTCGCTAGAGTAGCTTTAACAATAGATACGTCTGGCGGAGGTTTTAAAATTCGAGTTGACGACCATCAATCTAAGTTGGATTTTACGGCTTTAGATTTACGCTTAACAGGAGCTGATGAATACTACATTTTGGGAAGCAGTTACCAGCTAATTATTGCTCCAAAAGGAAGTACTAGTGGAAATCTACATCATATTCTAATTTCATCAATTCGGATTCCTTCATTTGTTAGGGATAACCCCTTTATTGCAGGTATAGTAGCTTGCGAGGCTGGAAATCTATTTCTGCAATGGAATAATCTTTTTGGGAATACAGCTTGTGGATTGGTTGATACTACTGGATCTGTTTTTCAATGGATTAATACAGGTGGAAACGGTATCGCCCAGTTCTTCCCTATGGGAGTAGACAATATTTTCGCAGTAGCTGGAGCAATGAAAATTAAGTCTCCTGCTTGGATTGCTTGGGGAACAGGAAGTAATAATGATGTAGCTCGACTGCAAGGATTTCTATGGGATTTAATTTTTGTATATCGTAATGATATAGAGCTGCATACTAGAATTGATATCGATAGATGGCTACATTTTCATTTCAATCCTGTACTTTTTAATAACGCAATTCTTTTTGAGTATGCCCGGAATTTACCGACAGTTTAGCGCAATTTCAAATAAGGATTCGCTAGTGAATCTAGTGAAAGATGCCTTATTGACACAAGGTTGGACAATTGAATCTGTTCAACCTGCTGGACAGTGGATTACTGTTCAATTTCCGGCGGCATTAAATAGTGGTTGGCCATTTCAGCAAGTATCTATAAACGGAGGAGCAACAGGAATTGTTTTTGTATTTGACGGAGATGAAGGTTCATTTGTTCCTGAATCGCATCAACGTAGATTTAGTGACGGAAATCCTGAAACTTTACGCTCATTAGTTGCTGGAGCGATTGCTGAATTAGGTGGAGTTGGAAATCGATTTACTCCAGGGACTTTTGAATTTCAAGCAGCTGGAAGTGGACAAACTTCATATATTGTAAACTATGAAGTAATTGGAGGATCTTCTTCAGGGCATTTTGATATACAAACACCAACAGTAACAGAGACAAATAATCTGATTATTGGCTCAGCCTTGCGACAAAGTTGGGGAATTCCTCAATTTGGTGGACATTTTTGTACTTGTCAAGCTTTACATCATGCAACGAATAAATTTAGTTGCTTTGTGAATAACGGTGGACCAGCTACTGGTAGTAATTATCCTCTCTTCTACATTTGTCCACCCCAGGCGAAAGATAGGCATCCTGGTTATTTCAAACCTGTATTTAGTTCAAATAACTATGGATTTCCAGGGCACGCTTCAAATTGGAAGTTTTTTTACAGTCCTTATAATCTTTGGGCACTTGCATTAACTGCTTCTGCTGGATTAAAACCAGCTCTTTATGCATCTTGTCTACATCAAGCACATAATATAAATCAAAGTGTTATTCTTGGAGGAAGTTCATTTGGCGGTGGGTTCCGAGACGCTAACACTTGTAATGGATTATGGTTAGGAAAAAATAGTAATTACTTTCTAGAGTCTGAAAGTCTGTTTTTTTCAATTCCTTATTTGCGTCGATTTGTTCAATCTGAGAGTATTCGGAAAGCTTGGAATTATCAGGGAGGATTAGCTACACAATATTCTGAGCCATATATTATCTATAGAGCAAATAGTTCTGGAGCTGATTATTTTTTACTTGGACAAATTAAAGATGCAGTTATTGCCTGCAATAGTTATACATTAGATAATGTAGTAACTTTTGATGGAGGAAGGGACTATATTCCTTTTAATCCTGGCCCAAATACTCTCATGTTAGAGGCAGAAAACTTATGACACCTGTAATTACAGATGAATATTTTCCTACTGAAGGACATTTGTATCCTAATAATGGAATAAATACAGTAGAAAATGAACACGTAATGGCCTTTCCTGATGATGGTGAGGACTCTCCATTTAAACAAACTATATCCTATGTTGATGATTCAATAGATCAACAAACATTTGCGTTTTAAGGAGAATTACTATGGCTTTCTTTGTTCCAGCACTAATAGCTGGTGCAAGTGCATTAGCGGGGGCACTTGCAAATCGAAAACAAAAACAAACAAGCGAAACACAGCAAAGACAAACAGGAACTAATAGACAGGACTTTAGTAGCACTACACTCCCTCAATATGATCCTGAATCACTTGCATTTCGTAATGCTCTGTTAGCTGCCTTTACAGGACGATTGCAAGAGAATCCTCGAAATATTGCAGATGAGCAAATTACTGGTAGTCTGCGTGATATTAACCAGGGATCAGAAATTCAAAAACGACTAATTCAACAACAATTAGCTTTGCGAGGTTTAAATTTCTCGCCTGCTTCTGCTATTGCTCCGGCGTCTGTTGATGCTAGTAGAATTGCACAACAAAATCAGGTATTAGGAAATCGGAATACATTGGTTGATTCAATTATGCGAAATAGACTAGGTGAAGCGAGCGCATTCTTAAATAGTCTACCTGTTGGACAAACTACATCAGGATCGCAAACTGGTAATTTTGAAAATGAAACTTTTGGAACTACAACACAAACAATTCCTGGAAATATATTGGGTGGAGCAGTTAGTGGACTAGCAACAACGCTTGCGGGACTTTATGGGGCTGGGGCATTTGGAGGGAATAAACAAACTCCCCCTGGCCCTTCTTTTTCTGAATTACAAAGAATAAGGGGTCAAGAAAGTGCAAATAGTCCTTTATTTGCGCCAACAATTTTTAATCTTCCTAGATTACCTGTTTTTGCTAATCCTTTTGTGAGGTAATTATGCCTGTTCAGAATATAGGAAATGATGTAATCAGTGCATACTTAGCGGGGCGGAATATATTATTTCGTCGTCAAGCTTTTGAAGCACAAACACAACAACGACAAGAAGCATTAGCAGAACGACAGCGGCAGTTTAATGAACAACAAAAACAAGCTTCTGAGCAATTTAAAGCTGAACAAGGAATGAGGCAAGCTGCTTTTGACTTAAATAAGTCTCAAGCAATTCTGAATGCTCAGAAAAGTATTACTGAGGGTTTTATACCTGGAGAACAAATAGGAGATGTAATTAAAGCAACTATTCCAGGATTAGGCCAAGTCGAAGGGCAATCACCTGAAGCATTTGCTCGCTCTAAGCAGCCTACATTAGATGCACAAACAAAAGCACGGATTGACCAAGCAATTCAAACATTTGAAGGAACTATACCTGCTAGGAGCCAGCTTGCTATCACACAATCTGAATTAGATGTATCTAAAGCAAGAGAAATAGAAGCTATAAAGTCTGTTTCAGCAAAAGAACTTCTAGCGCTTCGACAAAAGGGACAAGTTGATTTAGAGCATTTACGTGGAAGATATCGCATTGCTGCCGCAGCAGAAGGGAAAAAAGCAGGAGCTGAAGATTTTGATACTTCATTAGCTGTAAATGATGCAATGAATGGTGCATTTACTACTAAGAATTTTAATGATTTTAAACTTCCAACAAGCGTGCGCACCAAAATATTTAATGAAGTTCAGGCGAAAGGTGGACGAATTCTATCAGAAGCTCAAACTAATGAAATTAAATCATTGGCGCAGGTTGCGAATATTATCACTTTGTTTGAACGGGGCAAGAAAGCTATAGATGCGAAGCAATTTGTTGAGGCAAATGAATTGTTAGATCAGGGAACTGCTGTAATAGATGCACTTGGACGCGCAATCGGCGGACAAAAAGGAGTTATTACTGAACGAGATACTAAACGTATGATGAATTTACGTCCTTCTTTTCCTGGAGCCTTCAAGGGAGCAATTACGGGTAAGGACTTAAATCAATCTAGATTAGATCAGCTTCTATCAATTTATAGGGACCGAGCAAAAGCTATAATGAGTGGTCTTGGACCTAGACAAATGAAAATGATTGAAGAAACATTTAACTTGCTTCCACTTATTGTGAAGGAGTAAATATGCCTGTTGAGAAGTATACAGATCCGATTTCAGGCGTTACTGAAGAGTATGATTCTGATTCTGGGAAATTACTACGTAAATACAAAAGTCTAACTAATCAAGTTAAAGAGTTAGCAAAACCATCTAAATCTACACTAATTCAGCCTGAAGCAACAGTAGCTCCTAATTCTCCTCAACGCCAAGAAATGAAAAAAGCAATTACTGGTTTAAGTATATTAGGTGAAACTTTACCAGTTGGATTAAGTCTAGCTGGTGATTTCGCAGTAGGTCCATTAGGAGGCGCAATAGGCGGAGGTGTCGGGAGTGCTTTGCAGCAGTCTTTAATGCGAATAGATCCACGAAATTTTGGACAACCTGCACAAACACCAATAGATACTGGCGCTCAAATAGCTTTTGATGCTGTACTCAATCCTGCTTTAAACACTATAACTAGAGGACTTTCTAATATCGGAACAGGAAATTTACGTAAGGGATTAGTTAGACGTTTTGGGAAAGAAGTAAAAGATCCTGAATTTGCCAGCTTTCTAGCAGCAAATTCTGATTTTCCAATTACAACAGGTCAAGCAACAGAATCCCCAGTTGCAAATATTCTTGAGCAAGTATTTAATCCATTTAAATCTACTAGAATTAGACAGCAACAGCAGCAAAACTTCATTTCGCATATTCCTAAAGCAGCTTCACCAAGTAGAATTGCTCAAGATGTTCAGAAAAATTTAAATAGTGGATTTACTGAAATTACTGACAGTGTGAATGCACAATTTACAAACTTGCGAAGAATCGCTGGACTAAATTTAGCTAGAACAACAGCAGGTGGAAAAGTAACAACTGTTTCAGGACCTATTCAATTTACAAAATCAGCAGATTTTGCTGAGAATCTTTTAAAAAGCTTAGAAGCAACTTTGGATGTCCAAGGGTCTGAAGGCTTGAAACAAGCAGTAAGTGAAAATTTAAAACCTGCAATTATAGCACTACAACGTATCGCAAAAACGAAAGATACCGTTTTAAATAGATTTAATCCAGTGGATATTGATGCGGCACTTCAAATTAAACGCATTACAGGTGAAATGGGATTCAGTAAATCTTTTCTCGACCTTAAATTAGATGACCGCCTAATGCGAAATTTAAATCGTCTGATTGATGAAGATATTAGAGATTCAATTGGCAAATTTACAAATGGTGCTGATATTGCTCTACGCCATTATGATATTGGAAATAAATTAGTTACGCATCGCGCTAATTTGTTTAAAGAAACTGCGCCAATTCGAGCAATGCTAGAGGAAACACTATCTGGTGTACCTGATGTTCAGCAGATCCTGAAAGATCCAGTAGCCATTAGACGCACTATTGCTGCTTCTGGAGGAAAAGCTAAAGAAACTAGAGCTTTGCTACAGAGCGAATTCTTGGAAGATATAATGAATCAAGCTACTCAGAAAGGAAGAAAAACTTTAAAACATGAAATACCCTTTCAATCTTTAACAGATAGATTCCGCAACGAATCTGCTGAGGCTCTATTTGCTCCAGATCATCTAGCAAGTATTCAGAACTTCTTTAAAGCAATTCAGAAATTAGACCCTAATGTAAGTAAATCTGGAAATATTGCTTTAGGTATTCGCACGGCAGGAGCAGGATTAACACTTGCTAGTGGACTAGTTCCACTCGCGTTAGGAGAAGATGCTAGTACTTCGGCTCAAACTGCTGGAACAGTGTTAGGCGCTGTTCTTACTACAAGCTTATTAAGTAATAAAATATTAATGAATCCTAAAGTAGTACGGGCTGCATTGGGATTAACGAGAGTTAGTCCTAGTTCTACTGTTGCAAAACAATTACGAACTACGTTATTTCTTGCTTTAAGAGGTGCAACTATTCCGCTAACAGCACCAGACGGCACAATTGTTGGAAGTGGAGTAGTTAATGATGAAGGCAAAGTAGTGCCAGATAAGTTTTGATTGCCTTCCTTAGTCAATCAATTGATTGAAAATATTCGTCAATTGGCCAGATTCCGCGCTCAATAAACTCTTTTCCTAGTTGTGCTTCTATAAGATATCTACGGCTAAACAGACTTCCTCGTGGAATATTCAACTTTTGACAGACAGTATCTGTTTGAATATGCTGAATATAGCAAAATTTAAAAATTAAGTAATCCCTTGGTGTAAGCGTGTGTTTTATTGCAATTTCGACATCTGCAATATACTCTTCTGACTTACGCGAATAAGACCAAAAATGAGATTTATAAAGTGTTGTCCGTCCACGATTAGATAATGATATTTCCTTGTAGTATCTATTCCAAATCGCTCTAAATATCTTTCTAGCTACGCAAGAACAAATTAATTGCTCTCGCTTCCTGCCTATTCCAAAGCAATGCGGACACTTTGAATTAGCAAGAGCTAATGCACTGCCAGCTATAACTTGTGGTGTAGTTGGCAAGGTCTTTAATCACTATCTAACCCTAGCATAAAAATATCAATTCCCTTTGTCGTAAAGGAGTAACCAACTTCCTTTCCCACTATCCCTTCAAGAACTAAATCCCCTTGAACTAACATTTGAATTATTTTATCTAGTTCATCAATACTGACTTCCCCAAATAAATTACGTACCAACTGTTTCCTAGGAATTTTTCCTTTGGCAGCGATAATAGCTTTAACAACCATTGCGTGTTGTTTGCTATTTACTGCTCCTCCTACTCCAACAGTTAAATGCCTATATGTCTTGCGGATTCCTGTAACTAAATCAATTGCTTGCTCGATATCGTCTTTTTGAAGTGTTAGATCGTTTATTTCCTCCTTCGCAGCGGCCAAGGCTATCGCTATTTTTAATGCGTGGGTTCCTAATCGCGCCCCATACCCAATTTTATCAATGTAAATCTCTTCTGGCATTTCATAATACCAGCGATTATATTCTCGCTTAGCCTCTTCTGAATAACGGAGCACCCCTTTTATCTTGCTTAGTTTCAGTAAATGGTTTACTAATGGTTGGGGCTCTTTTGCATTTACTTCTAGGTCTAGAAGAGATTTACGATGCCTTGCTTTTTCCTGATGAATTACGAAAGTTCTTCCTAGCAAACCTCCTTTTACTGCTTGTTCGGTATATACTGACTTAAATAATTCGCTATTGCTTGCTGCGAGCATACTGAGACATACATTTTTTAAATGCGTAGTTCCGCTAATTAAGTTGTTAGACCATTCAGCATGAAAATCAGCAAGATCTATAAGTAAATCAATCGAAGATGGATCTTTAACTAGAAAGGAACTAAGTTCTTCACTATATAATAGTGCTGCGGCGCCACCTATAAAAACGCCACGTTCGTTACTGTAGCTCATTCCTAGTTCTTTGACTACAGCTTGAACACTGGCACGTCCAGCAATAAATTTAGTTACGCCTGCTTCTCTTAGTAATTTACCTGCAAACTTGCAAGGTGCTGCTTTACGCACGTTTCCTGATTCAGCATACAGAATAGTATATATGTTTGGATATACTGTCCCTTGATGCCAGTCTAAATAAACATTATTTCTAAGTGCTGCGGCTAAACATGTTATTGCACTCCATCTCCAGAATTCTTCTGGGCTTTCAGCTTCATTATTGTAGTCAAGATAGTACTCAATGAAGTTGAACATCTAGTAGTTTCCCTTGGCTACTAGAGCCTCTCTTTTTATTCTTTTTTTCCAAAATTAGCAATGATTTCAACTTCCTTTTCTGTTAGTTTTTCAGTTACTGTTAAAGCTTTTACTAGATCATATTGTGGATTATTTATGTTATCTCCGTCTTGATTAAAATGTAAGAGAATGTCTGGAGCGTTAATTGAAAAACCACTGTATAATGTACAAGTAGCATTATAGCTCACTATTCTAATAATGTTACCATTCCTAGCATAGTACAGTGCAGTTCCTAGCAAAAAATTGTTCATAATTCATCTATTTTAGACAGCAATATGTACATTCATACTCTTCTGTTTCTGGATTTCTCCAGATATAATTTTCTTCTTTATCTTCATCTATTTGAGACTTCGGGTAATTTTCAACTCCCTGAATATAAATTCCTATAGTGTCGCAACTAGGACAGCAAATCTTCTTGCTCATATTAATTTCCTTTCCATTCTGTCATATCTTTTTCAGCCCAACTAGTTTCACTCCATTTTATTTCAGCAGGAATTACTAGCTGAAAATCTCTACTTAATGTGCATTCTTGGAATGCAATTGGACGTTCGTAATGCCGTTTAAAAGCACTACAAAAATCATCTTTTTGTTCTAAGGGAACTTCTGCAAGTAGGCTATCGTGTTTTTCGCAGAGAAAATGTGCATCTGGAAGATCAACAGAAAGTAATGGAACTGTTCCTTTTGTATGATCTGATACAGTCGCCTGTGGAATTTGTGAATATGCCATTTTGAAGAGTTTATCATCGCGTCTATCAAAAAATTGACGAATTCGACCTTGTGGACTTCGTAACATTCCAGTATCATATATTGCTCTTTTTACTTCTGCGTGAAATACTAAGCGAATATTCGGCTCAATACCATGAAATTTACGTAATATTTCTTCACATACTCGCATTGGTTTATATACCATATGCGATAATCTGTAAGCTCCCATATCATAATTTCCAGCATGTCGAGGACGTTTTCCATAATTTTCTCTATCTGTTTTCTTTACATCTGTGAATGGAATACCCATTATTAAAGTAACTGTTTCAGTGTGATAATCATCTTTAACACCATACTGATTCTTTTTCGTAGCCACTCTATCCATTTTCGTCAGAGTGTCCCAAGATTGCGCTAGGACGCAGACGACACGCGCTTCAGCTTGTGAACCATCTCCCTCTACAAAACAGTACCCTGGCGAAGGAACGAACATGCTAGGTATGTCTGTACCGTATACCTCACCTTCAAACTCTTCAGCCTCGTATGCTCGCTTAGGTATGACTTGAAAGCTACCACCAAGGCTTACTTCAATAATTTTAGTTTTTCCGCTCTTTAATACTTGCTGGAGATAAATTCTATCACTAGAAGTAGTGCCGCTAGTACGTCCCGATTTTGTACCTGCTAAATTAAAACTGGTGCGAAGTCTTTTATCAGGGTGCGCAACCATCAGAATATAAGAGCGAATTGTTTGAATTTTGCGTGTGATAATAATTTCTTTTAAGATTGTACGAATTTCTGGACTCTTTACTTCATTAATGTAAAGATTTTCTAGCGTTTCTTTATCAGTATCGTATACTTTCTTTCCTCTTTCAGTATAATGATACTTAGGTGGACATTTTAACTCTTCATAAACTAATTTGCCAATGGCTGCATTTCCTAAATTAATTGGCCCACCGTATGCTTCTTCTAAATTTGTAAGATGTAGATTATAGAGATGAGTATATCTATTCAGAAGTGCTTTCATTCTCTCTTCGTCTCTACGAATTCCACGCTCTTGCATCTTTATATAAGGCGTAAATAATGGCCAAACTTGCTGTCTATGAAAATTCCAAATTTTTAATTCCTTAGCATCAGCTACTTGAGATTTATAGACTTGCCAATCTGTTAATGCATCTTTTGCATTATAAATTAATAATCCTTCGCCTCCCACAAAAGGATTAAATTCTTTTCCCTCATTTTTATGATAAGGAAAAGTAGTATGCAATGTAACTAAGAAACCTAAATTCTTCGGAAATTCAGGATAACAACTATGAGCTAATAGCATGGTGTCATCCATGATATTTTCTATTCGCCAACCATATCTATTACATTTAATTAAATCAAATCCAATATTTTGGTTAACTTTAGGAATTTTTGAGCGAAGAATGTTATCAATCAGTCTAAATACCATTAATTGGTCAGTTGGAGTATCTAATCCAAATAAAGGTATGCTAATAGCCTCATACCCATCATGACAAAAGCCAATACAGCTAATGAAATTAAACCAAGTTTCAACATCTACAGTTAAGTACTCTCCTTTTTGTGCGCGCTCCCACCAGTTTGCAAGCGAATTGTAATTTCTACAAATCCAGATTAATTCTTTATTTTTAATTGCTTCTGTTTGATCCCGTAATCCTACTGCTCGATTAACGTCAAATTGAAGAATCGGGCGATTACTATACATCTCCCAAATCTGACGAGGATGGAATGTAGAAACTACATTAATTCTTGGATTTTTTACATATGGAAGAATACTTCCTCTATATTTATTTATTCCATGCACTCCTGTAAGTGTATTAAGTGTTAACTCTCCAAGTGCTAAAATTACATTTGGATTGATTTGTGCAATTTCATTAGCTAAAATCTGTGCATAGTCTTTTTGCTGCAATGCAGATTGTAGTAATGCATTCCTGGTATGCTTATTCTTTGTTTCTGCGCCAGCTACATAATCTTTAATCAAGAGCGTTCGATATGTCTGGTCTAATTTAAAAGCAGGCTTTAAAAAGCCTTCAATCAACCCTCCTGCCTTTCCAACTAAAGCATACCCATTTAATGCCTCTTCTTTAGTTGGATAATCGGAAACAATTACTAATTTTGTAGTTTCTTGTCCGTATCCTGAAATCATTTAAACCTTTTCCTGCTTTTCAATGTACAAAGCGTAAAGAACCTTTTCCTGCTCTTCAATGTACAAAGCGTAAAGAAGCATCATGTACACAATTACATCTAGGCATCTACTCTCGAATTTTTCGGAAGTTTCAATCGACGGGTTATTTATTGCAAATTTAATACTATCAAGATGTTTTGCAATAAAGACCCATGCGACTTTCATAGGTGAAAGTTCATCCAATTCTTCTGAAATTCGCTTAAAATTACCTAATCGATCCTCTCCATTCGCATATTCGCGCCCCTTTGAAGCGGATATTGCTTGAATTTGTTTCTCAAAGTTGTAGATTATTTGATCAAATTCCTTGAATGTCATTTTTTTTCCTTTCGCCTAAGAGAAGGCTAATTAGCTCGCTAACACTTTCTACACGATCATATTTCGGAAGGAAATGGAAGATCATGTGTTTTTGTTTTTCTGGACCAAACAGAATTACTTGCTTCTGGATGGCTGTTGCGTAACCCAGTTCAAAGTGTTTTCCTGCACCTTGTAAACCGTCCCAACGGTCTAAGAAAGCAATTAGTACCTTTGCTCGGTCTATATCAATTAGGTCGCGGATAGCAGCTTGTGCTCTTTTTGAGGGTGATATTTCCTCGTCATCTGTTTCATGCAACCATCTTGCAGTTACTGCAATTCCCTTTTTTTCTAAAGCAGGCACAATCTGTTTTTTTAGCCAATGCCGTGCGTTAAAATTATGCGCTAGGTAAACGGATATCATTCCTCTGCTCCTTTGCAATCCTTTTCGTGTTTCTTTAAAGCAGGCCCTTTAATAATGCGCCCACAATTAGCACATCTACCAGCACGACGCTGAGACGTCTTGCCGTTTCTTGTTCGCATTTCATTAGTGCTTGGTAACATCGCTTTCATCATAGGCACTTTTGGGAAGTAATTGAATGGTTTTTCGTCTTTCAAAATTTCTTTCCTCCAGGCGCTTTGCGTGCTTCAAAAGTATGGTCTTGACGAATGCTGTTATAGGCTAATTTTTCTTCCATAGCACCCCCGATATCCATATTTAGATTAGCAGCAATATCTAATATTCGAATAATTGCGTCGGCAAGCTCTACCTCTAATGCTTTGCGATGAGGTAAATGCTCATCTTGAGCATCTTTTCTAAATCCTTCAAATCCTTCAGCTATTTCAGTTACAACAAGCATAAGCATTTCACCCATATTTCGAATAATTGGACGAAGTGTATGCGGATCTTGCCACCAACGCTCATTTAATTGTCTAATTGTTTTGGCAAGTAAATTAATATCGTCTTTAATCTGCATGTTTTCTCCTAAAGTGGAATGCTACCTCCCTATCTGCTTTTTAGAAGGTAGGTTATTTTTAGCCTAAGTACAACAGATTACTTACTATGGAGGAGAAGGAAGTAAATAATCGTAAGCAGACTTACAGCTAAACTCTAATTGAATGGTGGTTTGCTGTTTTCAGGAGCGAAATTATCCAAATCCTTTTGGATTTTGCCTTCCCAAGTTCTGTCTTTCACTTCAGCCCAACACTTTTTGCCAAGCAAAACATCCGTATCGATTGTTCCAGCTTCGATTTTATCAATAGGGATATCTTGAAGTGCTGCTGCTAAGGGAATCAGCATTCCGGGAGCTTTGCTATTGAATCGAAAATAAACGATTCGCAGGTTTGCTCCAGGGGACAAAATTTTCATTTCGCAGGCGTAGTTGATGCTTTGTTTGTCTTTCGACGCACTTTCTTCAACACTTACTAATTCAAACAAGTAAGTGCCTGCATCAGGAGGGTGTAAACGTGCAAGGTCTTTAGATGTAACTTCAATCTTGGGCATTTATTTAGGATCTCCTTCTTCATCTGAGTCAGGGTAAGAAGATACTTCAAAATCCTCCTCATTCCCTTCATCATGATGATTACTTTCTTCTCCTTCTTCTCCTCCTTCTTCTTCTTTTTCTCCTTCTTCCGCAAGCTCATCTAATTCGGTCATTATTAGATGATCTTTAGGATCTAGCGATTGCAACTGTTCGGCTATCGAAGGCATTTATTTATTTCCCTTTCTGAGTTAATTGTTGATAGGTTTGGTAGAAAGACCTATTTGTCAAATCTACCTTTTGCTTTCCCTTTAATTCAGTTCTACTGGTTTTTGCTAAGCCTCCTTCAAATGTGACTGTAAATTTTACAGGATTTGACGTTCCTGTAATTTCTTCTTTCTCGAACACATAGACTTCATCGAAATATCCAGGTATTTCTTCAGCCATTTTTTGTGTTCCAAGAACTTTTTGCCCAATTACTATATTTGGGGCATATTGGTTTGAATCTCCAGGCGGTTTTCCATATTCGTTTACTAACCATCCGCTGAGAATTACATTGCACTTTAGTGGCATCAAGACTTCATAAATTAATTTCATGAAGGCGATACTAGCGTAATTGTAATCGTCAGGAGTTGCGAACTGCAATCCGCCACGTAGCTTCCCTACATCTACACCACGTAATTTCATGGAATCAATGATAAGCCATTTTTGCAGAGTCGTAACTGACTCAATACAAATTGTTTTAAACGGAAGCTTATTCGTGCGAACGTAAACGTCCCAAAGCTCAAATTTATTGTTTAATTCTTTCCAACCATCTTTGACAGTGTACTGACTTACTGTAATTCTATCTAGTAATTCAGAAGCCAAGAATTTTGTAGCTCCTAAAATACCGCGTGCGCGCCTATCTAGGTCAATAATTTCTAATGGACCGAATTCTGCGAAACTAGCTTCGGCTACACTTTTTCCGCTTCCGCTTCGACCTAGAAAAAGACCGATAAATTGGTCGTATGCTGCAAGGTCAAGAAGTTTCATGCTTTATTCCCAAACTTGATCTAAAGACAGGAAATTTACTTTCTTGTGAATAATTAGTCTAGGCTCATGTACATCGTAATCTTCATAAGCCAAAAAAATTTCTCCATAAAGAGTTATATATTTCTCTCCCTCTTTTGGAGGACGAAAATCAATAATTCCGTAATTTAAGCTAAGAACACGTGTTATTTGTGCTAACTTATATACTTCAGAGTATACTTCAGAGGGCTTTATTACGGTTGTGCCAAATTGATATTTCATGTTTTATTCCCACACTTCTTCAAATGATAGAAATGCTTGTTTTTGCAAAAGAATCAACCGAGGCATACGCTTTGGCAAACTATAGCCGGCTATTACAACTATTGCTTCTGGGGTTAGGTATTTGTCATCGAGAACGGGCGGTCGAAAATCTATAATACCATAATATTTAAGAATTTCTTCTATAAGAAATTTCTTACTTCGTTCGTTATATATATCAGACGGGATGAATGTTCGTCCATCATAGCTATATTTCATTTGCGTAGCTCCACTTGTTTCTATACTTTTAATTTTTCGAGATCATAATAAGTATCGAGTTGCCTCACACTTTTGTAATGTCAGGAAAAGAACAATTGTTACTATAGTGAGACAAATAGAGTATACTATCTCGTGTATGTTTGTCATCTCTAATTCCTGAACGTTACTGTTGCATCAAATTCATAGATTCGAGCAAATATTGTTTCATCAGTAAAAGTGCGGTAGTTGTCTGTACGTTTAAAAATACATACAAAAACCTCAGGAAGTAAAGCATCTTCTCTGTAAGAATGTAGTGCTGAGAAAGGCGCAGAAGGATTAATAGCAACCTTGTAAACAGGAGGATAGTCATCTACTAGGAGCATATCACTCTCTAGGAATCCGTTAGCAAAAGATAGAATAATTCTGCGTTGCATATTCTTTAAACTCCTAAAATCTCTTCAATTACTTGCAAAGTTACTTTATCCTTTGCTTTTCTTACATGTCTTGTTTTCAAATCTTTTCTCGTAGGGCAATTTGGGCAATGAGGTTTACGAAGTCTTAACTGTGCGTGAGTAAGAATAAAGGTATCTCCACACAGACAAGCAGCTCTTTTTCCATGAAGCAATGTCTTTTTAATGTAGTGTGAACAATCAGGATGAATACATCTATAGTATTCTCTCCGGTCCTTCATGCGTTCATAAGTATGATAGTGTTTCATTTTGAATGCATTCCTCTCTTTAGCTTTTCCTCCGCTTTAATTAAACAACTTTCACTACAGAGCGATAGATCACCTACATTGTAGTCGTCGGTTAATGCCATAACTTCATAAGAGCATTTTTTGACAACAATACGCCACCATTTATTTGTTTCTTTTTTTGCTTCTTTGCATTCATCACAATAAAAAGTAGAAGCTAACATAGTGATTACCATACTCTAAATTCAGTTGGCTTGAAATGTAACCTAACTAATCCTTTTTGGATACCATAATCATTTACTTCACAAAGTTGGTGGTATTGACAAACGCCATATTTTCCCTCACATTGCCAACTTTGAATAAAATCAGTGTCTTGTGCTATTCTGCGAAACCACTCGATTGTAGTTTGCTTCCATTTAGATATGTCATTTACAGTAAATATATGCGATTTTCGTCGGAACCATTCTTTAGGCCCCCCTGTAGATTGTAGTCCAAAATAATTATAATGGACTATAGGTGTGTTCGCGGCCCAACAATATCCTTGTGCTTGGTTATTGTACGGGTAAATGTCATTTTTTCTGGACTCTGATTTATGATCTACTATACTAAATAGTTCTTTCTTTGGTGAAAGCCAAACTACTAAATCTGGTCGCCCTTCATAAATAAAACAGAATTGCTCATCTTCATAAAGCTTTTTTGAAAAGCCTTTTTCTGCTGCAATCGGAATCCAAAGCTCGTCTTGATAAAACTTAATATACATTAAGAAACGAGTTTGGATTAGTTCTCTATCTTCTTCTGAGAGATTATTGCCTTGCTGAATATATGCTTTAATTAAATGATGGAGTAAGCCTTTAGTTACTTCATTGCGGATTTTAGCAGCGTAGAATTCTTCTAATAGCTTACTAATAATTATTCCACGCTCAAATGGATTATGAATTCTACGAGGTTGAATCTCTTCTATTGTCGTCCACTTATATCGTTGCGGACACTGTTGATAGTCACTTAAGCTATGACTATCAATCATCAAATATATTTTGTTTTTTATGGTAGTGTGAATTTTAATCATTGTTTAGCCTACAAATATTATTTCTACGTTAGTTAATTTCATTTGATTTTCTCTCCTGGCCAGTTCAAATTGCCAACCCAATAATTATGCCAATTTTTCAGCATAATATATCCAATATTATCCCAGTTATCTCGGTTTGCCTGAGACATAGTTTCTCTAGCAGTAGTAGCGTAGTTAAGCATAGCAACTACTAATGCTTCTCCTGGAAGTTGTCCTGATACCTTGAAGTCAATTGTTTCTGACATTACTTATTCCTTTCTGGTTTCTTTATAACCTTTCCTAATCCTGGTGTCTCTCTACGCGAGATTTCAAAATTCAGTTCGGCTCTAAATGCTGGAGTGAGATTCGCGTGTTCTTCTAGCCATATTAGATAATCGAGTGGAACGTCTACTATGTCAGTACCCTTATATTTTCCAAATGGCATTTTCATCTTTTACTTGACTCCTGTAGAATTCGTTTCCACGCTTCTTGTTTTTGAGCTACGATAGTAGCTGTTAATTCTTGCTCTAATTTCTTGATATTTTCTAGAAGGGCGATGATGGAAGGCTGCATTATTTCATTCATTCATTTAGTTTCCTTTTTCAAAATAATCAATGACTATTATTTCACCAGCTTCTGGAATTGCATTAGTTACAAATGTTAGAGTGGTGTCTGCAACTGTGTAATCTAAGCCTAAAGACAAGCGAATCCCATTGCGGTAAACTCGGTAGAGCTTAGATGTATCCAAACTAGTAGGGAATTTAATTACTGGTGTGACTTCTGTCGTGCGAATCATAAGTGTTTTTTCAACACTTGTAGAAATTCGCTTTAATTTAGGTGGATTGACGCTTGTATCCAAATCGTTTACGTCAAACTGTAAGAGCGAAAATCGATTGTTATGAACTACAATAGCATATCGAATATTCGCATTGGTGGATTGCACAATTTGTGCTGGTGTTGGTGCTGTTTGGGCATTTAATAGGCTAGCAAAGCTAGTCGTTAGGAACAGAAATTGCATCGGTTTCATTTCGTTTCTCCTTTTATTTGTTCATAGGAAGAGATAACTGCTTCTATGAAAATTCGTCGCTCTTCAATCTTGCTACACATTAGAATATAGAATGATCTGAAAACGAACATATAATTCTATCAGAATCCATTGCCATTTGGCCTTGCGTCCATTTTGTCTCATCAATAAGCAATTCATGAACCTTCATTGTTTTCCTCTATTCTTTTAGGTGTTCTTTTTTGTAGTTCTTGATCCCAAAATTCAGGATCGTAACGAGATAACTTAGGAGTGTTAGGCTGTTTAGTTCGCTCGTAAGAGCAACGTTCACATGGGCAAATAGTATAGAGAATTTCGGATTGCATTTTTCCTCGGTTAAAAATCCATTTCAATTGCATTAGCAATAGTATCGAAAGTAACTCCTTTGTCATTACTCGCAGATAGTTTCCCTCCCAAGGAAAAAGAATAAGGATCAGATTCAGAGAAACTTGCCCACTGTTGAACTCTAATTGGTAGATAATGAGTTGTTTCTCCATCATATTGAAATTTTGTGCTAAGAGATAGAATTGGTGGTGGAATTACGCCGTTTTGAACAGCAATGTCACACAATACACCTAAACAACAATATTCATTAGTGCAATTACGTAAACAGTTTCTACCTTGCTTGTAGGTTTTAGAGCGAAGAGCCTTAATCCATTTCTCTTTAATCTCTGGTTTCATTTTAGCCGTCAGTTTAGAAGTCCTTTTCTTACATATTTCTTTAATCTGTGATTCCATTTATTTATCTAATCCTTTGCTAGATATACAATATCTAAAATTGCTTTCTTACTTCCGGTATCCTATTTAATCAAATCAGTCTGTTAATCTTGGTCGGGATTACCAAACCTAATATACTCCTTTTTCTATCCTTTTTAGTATGATTACATCATCTGTCTGTAGTGGAAAACAACCAAATGCATCTTTTACTATGATAGGTTCATTTAGAACACTCATACTATACAAACGTCTTGCTGGCTTGTTTTGATCTTCATCTGCTTTACGCAAATATACTTCATCACCATTACGGAATGCTCTACGCATTGCAGAAATTAATTCAATATTCATAGAATTTACTTTTTTAACCAACATATTTCATTCTCTTAGCAATAACTTGCTCTGCTAGTTCAATTACAAATTGTAAATCTTGTTCATAATCTACGTCAAGCACGCTATTTGTAATCTCCGCTTTCAAGCGCACTAGTTCATGAAATAATTCATCTATAGTGTTTGCTGCCATGATATAAGTGTATGTTACCTTTGTAGTTGATCCTATTCGATGAAATCGGCCTTCAAATTGCATTTCAATCGCCTTATTCCATTGTCTCTCAGCGATTATTACATTAGAACAAAATTGCAGATTCCTACCTTCACCACACCCCTTAATGCTAGCTATGAGAATCAGTTTATTGGGATTTGTGCGAAACTCCTCTTGCTTCTCGTCTTTGACCTTCGCTGATTCCGAACTCATTTGAATCGGTTCTTGAATAGCGGTAGTCCAATTTTCGTTACAAATATCACAATACGGCGCTTCAATATCAAAGCAAACATTCTTACATGTTGAGCATTGACGATAGCGTAGTAAACTAGCTAAATTCTCGCGCACTTGCTCGTGGTGCACTCCAATTGTAATTTTCTCTCCAGTTTGACTTACAAAATCCTGCACTAGCTGTGCTATTTGTTTTGTCTTTGCGAGTCCTACTAAATGCCGAATGCTCGACATTAGCGCAATGATTAGCATGGTATTACGCGCACGTTCACTTACCTTACTCATCAGCGCTTCTAGTTCATCTAGCTGTTTATTGTAGCTAGAAATGAATTGCCTATTCCCGGCCAAGGAAATGAACTCCGTGATTACTTGCGTTTCTGGAAGGTCTGGAAGTACCTCGGCTTTTGTACGGCGAAGTCGATATTTAGAAGTTGCCTTAAAGAAGTCATCTCTTCTATGCTTGTTAATTCCTAGTGGTTTTCCTTTATGCCAATCACAGAAACGTAACAAGTAACTATCGTAAGGCCATTCCCTAGGAGCTATAGCTTGTAAGCTATTGAATAGCTCCATTGTGCGATTCATTACACTAGTGGCACTTAGACAAATCTTGTGCGGAATCTTTGCACAAATAGCTTTGAATGCTTCTGTTCGGCTTGCGCCATTATTTTTAAAATGATGACTTTCGTCAAAGACTACAAGCTTGAAGCCGTATTCTAAAATTGCATTGAGTAGCTTTGATTTGGCTATCATCATGTTACTGATGATATAGATTTTCTGGCCCTCAAACAGTGCTCCATCACTATTCGTATGTACGAATGGAGCACAATCAGCAGTCATATGCTTTCCGCGATTAAACCACTTCTTACATTCTCTCTGCCAATTAAATACTAGATTTGCCGGCGAAATAATGAGAACTGGTGCAACTTTATCTAGATTATAGCGAATTGTTTGGAGTGTTTGCGCTGTTTTACCTAATCCAGGTTCATCTTCAAGTAGGAAATTGAAATTTGCATTTTCAATTGCTTCAACTCCTGCTTTTTGGTAGTTAAATAGCTCATCCCAAGTGTTATCTCTTTCTGGGTGAATTACTTCGGTAGGTTCTGCTGGTAAGGATTGCGGACTCGGTGCTTTGGGGGATTTGATTGTCAATTCAGCAGGAGAGGCTACAGTAGCAGCGAATTCGATGTTAATATGGCCACAAAGAAATCTTTTAGTTATTTGCCCTGCACTAGTCGTTATGCTTGCGATTTCTCTTTGCATATCACAGCGTAAGCAATGTGCAAATTCTGGCAAGATAGCAGGTTTGATGGGTGGTAAGTCTTGCACTAAATGACCGCAAGTAAGCATTTGGAATTCGCCGACTTGGCTCTTTGCAGGAAAGTCTCTAAAACATTTTGGACAGTACATAAGCTTCAATTCCTGAGTTGAACAGAAACTACCAAGACTGGATAATCAGAATTGGGATTGAGTCGCATAGGCTATTTTAGAACTCCCATTGCATCCGCAATAGCCACTTTAAGCTGTTTCTGATTCATTTCCTGAAATCCAGGAATCTCAAGGCCGTTTGTAATTACGAACTTGATTAGTTTGGCTGTTGTGGGATCAACTCGATTATTGCCAGTTAGCTGCTTGATTGCTTTAGTAGGATTAGCTTTAATAGATTCCTGAAAAACGGTCTCTTTGTTGCGTTTCTTAGCTTCTAGCGTGTTTTCTATACCTTCGTTTGCTTTTTCGCGCAATACTATTAATTTTCGCGCTTTCAGTTCATTTTGCAAATGGTTTAGTTGAGCATTCAGCAATCCGTTGTAATGACGTAACTGAGTATCATCCATATCAAAAATACTCAGTTCAAACGGATTCAAGCTAGGCATTTCCAATAGTGACAGTCCAAGCGCTTTTACTTCATGCGGATTGTTCCATTCGCAGTTTGCAAGCATTTCTTTTATGTCTGTTTTGGTCATTGCTGTATGTTTTTTCTAGGCATTTTTCTATGTGGCGAAGCCATGGCCGTTAGACGGCTGTGCCAACCCCATATTAAGGCTATCCTAGAGTCATGTCAAGCACTATATTTGCTCTGGAATCAATGGGATGGCTGCTAGGCCCTTATTCTCCCCTGTATTGAACCCTTAGCCAGCCCTGGGGGTCGGTCCCAGATGCGTTTTTTATTTGTTAGGAAATACTAGTTATATTTACTTTTATTTGGTAGGGTATACTTCCATTTTTTATTAATAAATTATTCTGTTTATATTTTATTTATATATTATTTTTTTTTATATATATTATTAAGTCATTGAAAACAAGCCACTTAGCCAAAATGGCAAAAAATCGATAAATGGCAGGGTAGAGGGGTTCAATACCTTCCCCAGGGATAGGGGTTCGCTTATGCTGCTGATTGTGCTAGGTTTAGCCGCAAAAATATAGCCAAGATACTGGCTACAGGATAGTCATGGTTTCGGTATGGTATAGTCATGAGATGGGTCGGTTTTGAACAAGGTAGAATAATTGCTAGTGCTGGCTCTATGCAAATACTTGAGTTAAATTGCAATTATTTATTCTGACAGCATCGCTTGGTAAGGCCGACTTGAGGACACTCTCTAGACCTAGGCGCAATGAGCCAGAATCGCCCTGTGCGAGGTCTTGAGACAGAGCAGGTAGGGAAGTAGGGGGAGGAACGCTGGAAGCGATTTTGCTTTGCTACGCTTGCATAGTAGAAATAGGTAGGAACCTAAAAACAATCGCCCCAGGTATTGCTACCCAGGGCGATTGTTTTTTGAGTCAGAAGTGACTAAATACTACTCGTCGTCGCTTTCTTCCTCCTCTTCTCCACCAGTGAACCAGCGCGGTTCAGGCAGCGAATTCGCTGAGGTTGTAGCAGTGTAGTCGATTTCACTAGTAACGTTTCCAGCCTTCATAGCAGCATAGAATTCCTTCAACGGCGCAAACATTGGCTTCGCCAGCAGCATTTCCAGTGCATCTTCTTTGCTGTTTTCCAACACGTCAACCAAAGTTGTGAGCGATTCTCGGAATTGCCGACGGAGCTTTTTTTGGTCCTTGTTTCCGGCGAAACCAATCAGCGAATTGCTGGCGGAAACCTTTGCGTAGGACGTTGCTCCATGCCTAGCCCACTTCCAAAGATTCTCACCGTAAAGTGCTGTGGCTTCCTCCGGCGATTCAGGAACGCGCAATTTGAGATTTCCCGTACGAACGATCTTGTCGCCCGTCAAGGTCTCGATTGTCTTCTTTACTGATACTGCCTGTTCGGTCATTGTACTATCTCCTTCAGTTTGAAATTCGGCGATGTTCGCCGTTGAGTTGATCGTCTCATAAGATGACCTCCATGTCAAGAATTATTCTCTGAGTGTTTGCAATGCCCTAGCGTTCGCTTCCCTTTAGAAAATTCTCCGATGCATGTCATAACCATAGTTTCTCCTACGGTCCTCAAGTGTTTGGAAGCCTTTCTCTTGGCATCGGAAACAAGGGCCAGAGAAACATGGTATTCTCCTAGCGTGTTCGGCGAAATGTAAAGAGAGCTATTCAGAAGACTCTAATTTATACTCTTTTTCTTCGCTCTTTTTGTGAAGTAATTTTAACTGGTTTTAACTATAGTTAACTAGTTTATGCTAACTATTGTATTTCACTCAGAATCGCCTGCTAGCGAATCGCCTAGCGCAAAACATATGTAGGTATCACAAGCACTCTAAACGTAGTTTGGCTATTCAATTGTGTACTACGATTTCTACAAGATATTCACAGCGTAAGTTATTGATAATGGCATTCAACGCAATTCAATTGCCAAACTGAAAACACTCAGCAATTGAAGTACCAAATTAAATTTTATTAATAAATTCTGCGCTCTAGTACCTATTGCCTAGTACTTACTTAGTACTTTAGTACTAGAACATTTTGGCTAGTACTTTTGTACTAGTACTTTTGTACTAAGTATAGTACTTTAGTACTGGTACTCCCCCAACTGGCGAGCTTGGCGCAGCAATACGATTTCGATATTCCCTTACATACAAATTCTCTTCTATATTCACTTCCTATAGACCACTGGTATGCCCAAAACAAAATAAAAGTACAAAGCAAAGAATATAATTATTTTCCGCTCGCGCTAGCGAGTGCATATAATAAGGATAGCATGGCGCGGGGGTGCATACGGGCTAAATGCCTGAAAACGAAGGTAAAATAGTGCTTGACAGCCTGGCGCGGCTATGCTATGCTTCTTTTGGTGAGCTAGAAGTGTATAGTTTAATGAGCGAAATAAGAAGAATAACAAAAATCCCTGTTTCATTACATTTGACATTAGGAATTAGTTTAGTTAGCATTATTAGTCTTGCATTTTATTCAGGAAAACTAGAGCAACGAGTTTTTGCACTTGAATCTTTTCATAATACAAATAAGTCCTTTCAAGAAAGCACTCTTATTCTAACTGAGCGAATGGCAGCATTGCAGCGTGAAATAGGCGAATTACGAGTGAGCATAAAGGAGTTAATGAATGGAGATTACAGACGCAGTCCAATTAAACGATGACGTAACAGTTTCTCTTATACCTGTTTTTTCTGAGGAAAATAATTTGGAAAAACGTATTCAAGAGAGATTAGATAACAGTCCATTAACTCAAATTTTAATGCAACATGGAATTTATGCCACTAATTGATGTTAATCCTGTTCCTGTTGAAATTCCTTCTTTAGCTACTATCGAAGAGAAGCTAAAGAAGGCATTGCCAGCAGCAGGTAGGAAAGATAAACATCTTGAAGTTTTTGACAATGCAGGCGCTTCTGTCGAGAATGCAGCAGAAGTGATTGCAAATGTCATGGCGTTTTCTAGTGAAGAAAATACCAAACTTCGCGCGGCTGAATTGGTACTTAAAGTCCATAAAATCATGGATGACAAAGGGAATACAGAACCTCAAATTAATTTTGTATTCCATGAAGCTGTTAATCTTCAGCAAATTCTACAACCAAGGACGAATACATGAGTGTGTCCGCTACAGCTACTGAATCTAAACTAACTATCGAAACACTCTTAACTGCAATATACGTTTTACACTATAAAGCACGTTTTAAGCCTGAATCGATGAACTTTGTTCACTCTGGGAATATTCAAACTGCAAGGTTAGAAGGTGAGAAATATTGTGATCGTTTTGGATTACGCTTTATAAGCGTAGTTCCTTTTTTTGGGGATATTAATAGAAAACCCACACAAGCAGAAGAGCAAGATGCCTAAAGGAGTTGGCTATCCTAAAAAAGGAAAACTTGCATCTAAGTTAGCTACACTTTTTTCAAAAAGGAAGAAAAAGAAATGATACCTGTGACATTTGTTAAATCTGATAGACCTAATAAGGAAGATTTACTTCTTTATTTTCCAGCGTTTATTGATCCTTCTAATGGAGCTTCCTATTACATTGTATCAGATGATGCTGACCCCAATTTGTATCATGTAGGTGCTCAAACTCCATTTACATTTCTAATAGTAAAAACTGTACAGGCAGTTTCGACATTATCAAATTTAGTCTCAGTTAATCTAAATCCATTAAGTTTTCCAGATGCACCTAGCTGTGATAAATTGTTTCCTCTCTTCAGACAATTAGCTGCTTTTCCAATTGAAATTACACTTTATGACGATACACCAAATCGGTTGAATATCGTTTCTCATAATATTCCAGAATATTACTTTTCCATTACCTCAGTCTTTAATCCAAATCCGCTTCGCATTAATGCTGGCACAATAATACGAATGTTTCTCGCACAGCCTCATTCAAATTGGCCCGTAAATATTGTAAAAAACATTCTAAGACAACACGGACTTGCTATTTAATGGATATTCCTATCCGTTTTATTAATGAACCGACACAGCAATTTTTTCTAAGTACAAAACGCAATCAGTGTATTTGCGGAGGTTTCGGTTCAGGCAAAACTTGGATTGCTTGCCTTAAATCCCTTCTACTTCTAACACACTTCAACAAATACCGAATGCTATTCGGTAGGCAAGAATATAAAAGCTTAATTCAAACCACATATAAAACATTCCTTAAAATTTGCCCACCTGGATTTATTGATCGCTGGGACGAGCAAAAAGGGTATATGCGGTTGAAGAATGGCAGTGAAATTCTATGGATGCATTTAGATGCCGTAGATGAAGCATTAGCCAAAGGATTAGAAGTAAACAGCATTTATATTGACCAGCCTGAAGATGTTGAAGAGGGGGTATATACACTACTTGATGCAAGATTAGCTAGATGGGAGAAAGCAGTTCCAAATAAAGCATTATTAGCAGCGAATTCTAATTGGCCTAGAGATGAATTTGGAAATTATAGAGTACCAGCATACATGATGCTAACTCCAAATCCAGATTTTGAAACACATTGGATTTATCGCTATTATCATCCTGATAGTTCTTCCCGCCTAGATAATCATGACTATTTTGAAGTTTCAACACTCCAGAATCCTCACTTAGATCCTGAAACAGTAAAAGTAATGCTTTCGCGTGATCCTGCATGGGTCAAGAGGTATATTCATGGTCTTTGGGGAATTGCAGAAGCAATACTGCATCAGATTCTCCCTGATAGCTATATCAATCCTGCTGATGAATTTCTTGAAAAAATAATTGGCTATGGAAATTGCGTGCGAGCACTAGATCATGGCGAATCTGCGCCTACCGCATGTTTATGGTCAAGTGCATATAAGCAATGGCGCTTTTACTATAGAGAATATTACCAGCCAAATCGCCTAATTAGCTATCATCGTGAGCGTATTAACGAAATGAGTGAAGGCGAGTTCTATGTAGCAAATTTATGCGATCCTCAAATGCATAAGCAAACGAGTCAGAAGTATGACCAGTTTTGGACGACTGCATTAGAATATACGGATGAAAGAATAGATGCACCTCCATTGCATTTTACTCCCGCTGACAATAATGAATTAGCGACACGAAATAGAATTAATGAAGGGTTGGCATTAAATGATGACATTTCGCACCCTATTACTGGGGAAAAGCCAGCGCCAGTAATCTACTTTGTCAAGAAAACAGAAAAACGACCATGTGGTATTTCTACGCTAACAGAAGAATTACGTTCGCAACGTAGAGAGAAAATAACCGAAATTAACGGAAAAACTATCTATAGTGATACTCGTGAAAAATCAATTGCAGATCATCTATACGATACTTTCCGCTATACTGAAGCGTTTCATAATAATGCGCCTCCTGAATTAAAACGGGTTCCAAAACCTAATTCATTCTACGGGAGGCGTCAAGCCATATTATCATTACAGAAATCAGGGCAATTAAATCGCTATGGAGGAAGTAAAGCAACAATATGAATGCTCAAAAACTTTCTCTAGCAATAGAAGTTGCTAATAGACAATACAAGCAGTGGAGTGATCTCTATAAAGCAGATCTACTTTATGAGTATTACAAGGGATTTCATTATGCTGATAAGGATAATGATAATTATTTTCTAAATCTTGTTTATTCTACAATAGAGATTAAACTACCTAGTTTAGTATTTAATCTTCCAAAGTTTAACGTATCTCCACGTGCAAAAGATATAGACATTGATTCGGAATCTGCCTTTGAATATGCTATTAATTTACAGGATATTCTACATGATTGGATAAGCATTGATGAGGTTGAATTCCTAGGCGAAATGGAAGGAGCAATATTAAATGCTTTCTTTGGATTTGGAATCGTCGAATTAGGATATAGTGCAAATTGGGTAGATAATCCTAATGCTGGAAAGCCTATTTTAGCTAGAGACATAGAGCAAACAGATAGTAAAAAAGTAGTTCGACAACCTAGGCGGATTCCATCGAGTGAAGCAATTTATATTAAACACATTCTTTCAAATCGCTTTCGTGTCTCATATCCAGCAAATCGCTATTTGCATAGGTGCGATTGGTGCGGATATTATGATTTTGTTCGCTTGGTCGATTTGCAAGCAAATAAAGAGCTAAACCTATCAAAAGTCTCAGACACTTCTGCATATTTTTATGAATCTAGTGTTATTACTTCGGAGCTTCCGACAGATGAAGATAAACTCCGTATAGAATTAGCAGACGATTACCTAAAAGTTTGGAAAATTTGGCATAATAGAACAGGCGAACGCTACATTTATTTAGAAGGGCCTAATCAAATTCTTCAAACACGTAGATTTACTGAGTTACCTCTTATTGATTTGCGTTTTCGCAAGCCGCTTAGAGGTTTTTATCCTACTCCACCGCAAGTATTTAATTGGATTCCTGCACAAAATGAGCAAAATGAAGTGCGGGAAGCTATGCGAAGGCATCGACGTAAGTTTAAGCGAATGTATGCTTACTTAAAACAAGCTGTTGATCCTGATGAACTAGCGAAAGCAATTACTGGAGATGATGGAGAGATAGTTGCTGAGGGAGTTCGAGATGCGATTAGAGCAATTACATCTCCTGATTTAAATGCTACTAGTGATAAATTGCTTGTAGTTAGCAAAGATGACTTTAACATAGTTAGCGGAACAACGAGTGAAGCTAGAGGAACAGCCGACAGGGAAACTGCAACGCAAGCAGCAATCAAGAATAATCGTGCTGGAATTAGAGAGAGTGCAGAACAAGCAGTTACTGCCAAGTTCTATAATAAAGTAGCTAAGTTAGGGCTAACTTTCATGAAAGAACGTTATGTTCTTCCAGTAACAGTAATGGGAGATCAAGAACTAGAAGGAAGTATTGGCGAAACTGCTTCACTCAATAGCCGACAACCAAAACGAATAAATCCATTACTAGATTTAGGTCCGCAAGCGTTTCAGTTTGACGTAATGTTGCAATTAGATTCGACTTCTCCTGTTGCGAATGCTCAAGAGTTGGAGAAATTCCTTCAGTTTCTTTCTCTATTAACGCAATTTCCACAGACTTCTATTTCTCCTCTAATTATTAGGGAAATGGCATTTAGAGTAGGCTATAGAAACGAACGTGTTATTAAAGAATTCCAACAGTTAGCCCAATTACAACTAATTGGATTACTTGAGCAAGGGATGGGGAATCTAGGACAAACTACAACTCAACAAATGATTCCTCCAAATGCTACGCAAGTACAGAATCAGCTTCAGAAACAAGGAATTCCCATTAATAATGGCTGAGAAAGTAAAATTTAGAGGACCAACACCAGTAGAACGTGTTACGTTCTTAAAAGAGTTGGATTTTCAAGGGAAATCCTCTTTGGCAGATCATGGTTTCAAAACAGCAGTAGGTTTAATTAAGCCTATTTCTCTGGCCGCAGCATTAGCTGATACATTTAGTACAACTAAAAGAATTTTTGATGAAGCGCATCAAAATAAACTGGCTGCTCCTACAGATTATCTACGTTTACTAGGTAATACGACTGTATTGGGGCATGTTGGTAAAGATCTATTTAACCGTTTGATTAGGAGATAAATTATGGCTGATGACCTTAAAGTAGATGATCTTAAGGAAGATCAAGAAGGCGTAGTTGATGACGGGACAGTGGATGATGTAATAGATGATGTAGTAGATGATGAAAAAGACGATGCGGAAGATGACGATACTGTAGATGATACAAAGCCAGCAGGGGGAGACTTACTCTCACTGCTTCAAAATCCGCAAACACAGAAGCAAACTATTTTAGCACTAGCTAAACAAGCAGGTTTGCTAGAAGCCCCTGCGGAAAAAAAGAAAGAAGAACCGCCTACTGTCGAAGAAATGCTTCGACAAGTGTTAGGGGATGAGTATAATCTTCTTCCGCCTAAGATTGGGCGCGCACTTGAAAAAATTCTGGAAGTTAAAATAAAAGCAGTAACGGACACTTTGGCTGAATCTCAAGAATTACAAATTCAACGAGATGCTAAGAACGCTGAAGTTGCTCTTTTAAAGAAGTATAAGGATGTTAGTAAATATCAGAATGCTATGCTTCAAATAATGGAGCAATATCATCCGGCTGCTGGAGTTTCGCAAAGCGATTATCTAGAAGATGTATATTTGTTGGCAAAGGCCAAAGCAGGAAAATCAATCGGCGAAAAAGCCGCATTGCAGTTTGCAAATCGCGTAAATAGAAACGCAAAAGATGATGATGGAAAAGGAACATCAAATGACAGTGAGCCTGTACGGAAATCTATGATCACTAAGTTAAGCTTAGATGATGCGATTACTTCAGCCGTTCGGGAATTGAAGAAAGGAAAGAAATAAGTGGCAACACTTGGAACTGGCGGTGCTCCTGCGCAGCTTATCCAAAATTTTGATGCTCTATTTTCAACGTCTCTTGCTAATTACAGAGCTTCCTTTGAAGATCAAATTAGTGAAAGCAATGCAATCTTTTATGAAGCTAAGCGCAACGGTATGTGGGAACCACAAGATGGTGGTTTATACATTGCCGAACCTTTGATGTATGAGCTTGGAAGTTTTGATGCTTATGATGGGTATGATGAACTTCCAGATCAACCTACTGACGGAATTACGCAATCTCTATGGGAATGGAGACAAGCAGCTACAGCAATTTCGTATTCAATGAAAGAGCTGAAGCAAAACAAACATAGGCTGCGTGATCTCGTTAAAGCGAAAATTAAACAAGCAGAATTAGGCTCTGTTGAAGGATTCAATAAGCAGTTTCTAAGAGGCAGCTTTGCTAGTGGTGGTACAAGCTTAGTTACTCCTTATACTTCTTCAGCTACTGGTGCAGTATCAATTGAACCTCTTGCAAAATTGATTCATTATACACCCTCTTCAAGTTTGGTTGTCGGAAATATTAATCAAAATACACAATCTTGGTGGCGAAATCGGACGGCTACTAGCACGGCAACTACATATTTGGGATTGCTTTTGGAATTCGATAATATGTATAACACTTGTGCGCGCGGTCCTGGTGGAGAGCCAAATTTGATTCTTACAGATCAGAAAACATTTGAGCTTGTGAATGCTGCATATTATCAGCAATATCGAACTTCGATGACTTCTGATGGTAACTATCCTTTTGTGAATCTCAGATTTCGCAATGCGCGTCTTGTATTCGATCAATACATGCATGATGTTGAGTCGAATACTATTGCAACTTCAACATATGGATCTGCATATTTTGTAAACTCAAAGTTTTTGAAAGTTGTTGTTGAGTCAAGTACCAATTTTGTACAAACTGAATTTGCAAAACCTCCGAAGGGGGATAGCCGACTTGCCCATATTCTGTTTATGGGCCAAACGCTTACTAACAATCGCAGAAAACTTGGGGTTCTAGGCAAGATTGCTAGAACACTCACCTAAGAAGAAAGGAAAGAAAATGAGATACCAAACATTAGGTGACAAACCAGGTTTTGTTGAAGAGCGTATTCGTAACGACGAAGCATCTGCGAATATTCCTAAAGGAACGCCTGTAGTACTTACGCTAGATGGTACTGAAGATGGACTAGCAGTAGTTCTTCCTTCAAGTGCTGGTAGTCAGGCACTTGCAGATATGTTCCTTTTTGGGGTGGCAAGTGACGTAGTTGAACCTGCAAGATTAGGGAATGCTACTAAATTTGGAATTGCGCGACAAGCAATTCTTCGCAGAGCAACGAGAGCAGCATCTACTGACAATTGGGTAGGCAGTACTTCAATTGCAAAAGGTGTTTTGCTTCGTCTTGACACAGTTAACAATTGTTTTTCAACTGCTGCATCAATAGTAACTACTGCTACTGACACAGTTGTGACAATTAGTTATCATCATCGACCAAATGCATGGCTTGCAGAAGATGTTGCTAGTTTCGCGTCCACTGCAAGTACAACCGGAGCCGCAACAGCTTTGACAGTTTTTGCAAAAGCTTTTGTGCGCTTGCTATAGTTTCCCCATAGGGGTATGGAAAGGGCTAGTATGTTGACTGGGGGGTTACTACTGGCCCTTTTCTGAAATTTTAGAAAGAACAAGACAATCTGTATTTTGAAATATGAAATTTCTAATTGGAATCAACAACCTATCAACAATAGATCAATATGTTTATGCAAATCATATTCAGCTTTTCTTTCGACTTGGAAGAAATACAGAACATGAATTTATGCTCTGTAATCCGCGTCGAATGAGCATTGATAGAATGCGAAATGAAGCTGCTAAGATAGCTATGGACACGGAAGCTGATTATCTTGTCTTCATGGATGATGATGTTCTTGTTCCATTTGATGCTATTCAACAGCTATTAAAGTATGTTGACATTTGTGATGTAATTGCAGGAGTAACACATATTCGTGGCTATCCGTTTGAACCGATGATTTTTAATTTTACAAATGATGAATATCGCAAGAATACATTTGTAACTGATTACAAAGAAAAGGCAGTTAGTGGATTTCTTCTTTGTGATGCAGTCGGCTTTTCTTTATGTTTAATTAAAGTATCTCTTTTGCGAAAGATGCGCCCACCTTTCTTCGTAACAACTCCAAACCAGACAGAGGATGTGTTTTTTTGTGTAAGAGCAAAGGAGCAAATTCCAGACGTCAGGATTGGCGTAAATACTGAGTTAAAGACGCAGCATTCATTAGGCTCAGATTTTGTTGGTCCAGATAGCGTAGACTTATGGCGAGAATTCACTGAAAAACGCTATCCAGAAATAGCTAAAGAAATAGCACAGCGACAAGATCATCCAATTGAATACATTCTAAAGGAAATCGAATGAAACTTAATTTAGGTTGCGGTTTTTCAAAATTACCTGGATTTATTAATGTGGATATTGACCCTGATCTTAACCCAGATCTAGTAGTAGATATTCTTAAGCCCTTTCCTTGGGAACCAAATTCAGTAGAACAAATAGTTTTATATCATACAATTGAGCATATTAAAGAGGATCAACATTTATCATTGTTTGCAAGAATTTATGAAGTATTGTGTGTAGGCGGTTTATTTGTTCTTGCGTATCCTGAGTTTGAACGTTGTGCGACGAATTGGTTAATTAATCATCGTGGTAAGCGTGAATTTTGGAAACATACTATTTATGGACGCCAATTATCTCCGTATGATTATCACATCGCATTAATGAATACACCTGAATTACTTGAAACACTTGAATCAATTGGATTCAAGTGTGAAGCGCGTCCCGACGAACAAGCACCCTATAATACAGTTTTAAAAGCTACTAAAGGAACTCCTTTACCAACTTATGAAGATGTTGTACGAACTGACATTTTTGGGGTTTAAAAATGCAATTTGAAAAAATATTAAATATATTACAAGCTTTAGAAGAAGAAGAA